CTTTTTTGTATATGTAGAAAAAATAAAGCCGTTTTTGTTGCTTATCCACAAGAGGAAAAGCAAGATCAAGAACGGCTTTTTTTTATGTCTGAAAGAAGGGATGCAGAATGTGGAAGTAAGAAATAATAAAAAAATGAAAATTGGAGGGAAATAAATTTGGTATACAATGAAAAAAAGGTAGAACTGCTTAGGCAGAGATATCCAAAAGGCACAAGAATATGCCTTGACAGTATGGAAAACGATCCGTTTCCAATACCGCCAGGCTCTAAAGGAACAGTAGATTTTATAGATGATGCAGGAAATCTAATAATGAAATGGGACAACGGACGTTCACTGTCGCTGATACCCGGAGAGGATAGGTTCCATACAATAAGTCAGGAAGGGACAGAAGAAATAAATATTAAGGAAAGGATCAAAGCATTTGACAAAGCGAATTCTCCGTTATATATAGTTGATCACGATGACGGCAGGTTCAGTCTGTGCCTTCAGCTTAAGGAATACGGTCAGGAGGCTTTTAATGCTTATGCAGAAGAGATAGGCGATCCTGTTACGGAGGACGGACAATTCTATACACATGGAAACGGATATGAGTGGGAAACAGTATTTCGCAGAGCCTTTGCAGATGAACCGAATCTAAGTAAGATTTATTTTGACTGTGAGGCAGGCGGATTTTTCAGTTATGCAGACAGTCTGTCACTAATGGAGGACTTAGGGAGTCGATTCAAGGCTATGATAGACGATACTGAAGGCTTTGCCAATCTTGTGTCATCGGCGCTCAAAGAAGCCAATCAGGATCAAATTGAAGAAATAACGGAAGAAGTACAAATGGATATGTCAATGTAGCGGTTAAGTTTTGAGAAAGACTTAGCCGCTTTTTGGTACAATAAAAGTGTAAGTGATCGAGCCTGAAAAGGTTATTGAACATTTACACTTATTTATTTACAATAAAAGAGTAATCGGTTTGGCGAACCGCTTTTTGGATTAACGCATCCGTTACAAAAACTGCCGACTGTCTTTTATTGTAAGCATTCGATTAAGCAGGTTGAAACCAGGTGTAATCGTTCATAGAAAACCTCGTAAAAGAGTTCATTCAACAAAAAGCCATCAAACAACGCAACTACGTTATTTGGTAGCATAATTTTTAAGTGACAAATAAAACGGATAAATTATAACTAAGTGACAGTAAGAAAAAACCTTAATAAATGACGTATTTAAGCCATTTATTAAGGTTCTGTTTGCTTATAATATCGTAAGGGGTTAAATATTCTAAGTGACATAAAGCGCAAATGTATAATTATACGCATATCGTGAATAATTATACATTGATTTATTAGAGATTAAATTTTTATATAATAAATATTTAATCTTCATTTGAATATCGACTAATTTCACTCATTTCAATACCTCGATTAGCTAATTCTCGTTGTCCAATCCGGTTTAATGAAGCATATGCATTTAACATTGCAAGTTCTGTATGGTTTTCAAAATCAATATTTTGTTTATTTGAAATATAATTAAGTAATTCATTAAACAATTCTGTTACATATATTTGATCTTTTGAATCTAAGCAATCCATCATTTTTTGAAAGTTTTTCATGCTTACGTACATAGAATCTAAATTATTATGAACCACACTTTGTTTCTTTAAATAATCTTTTTTTGTTATTGTTCCATTAAGATATTCACCACTCACTCCAAAATATTCTTCAAGAATGGTTAAAGCTTTGAAATTAGGTTTTCTCAACCCATTTTCGTAACTGATAATAGAAGAAAGACTAAGTCCTGTTGCTGTAGCTAATTGCTTTTGTGTAAGTCCCTTATCTTTTCGTAGCTCTTTTAGTTTATCTGATAAATCCATAAATATCATCTCCTATTAGTTATTATAACATAAAATTTTACATTTGTAAAACTTTTTTTGATTTTTCTATTGACTTTTACAATTGTATAGGATATAATATGAATATACTCTTACATTTGTAAAAGTAAAATTGCTAATTTGAGAGGTGAAGTAATAGTGATGATAAAAATCAACTCAAAAGCATTGATTTCTAAAAGGCAAGAAAAAAATATTCTCAACGCAAGCTATCAATTTTAGCAGGTTTAAGTGATAATGCGGTATTTAGAATGGAAAATGAAAATCATGCGGTTAATATTCTTAGAGCTAAAGCTGTCGCAGATGTTTTAAAATGTAATATTAATGATATTACAAGAAAGGAGTAATTTTGACTGAACATTGGATAACTGTAAAAGAGGCGGCTAAGTATTGTGAATGTAAGGAAAATTCAATTGTTCAACAGGTTGTTCGTGAAAGTATTATATACAAATATGTTTCCGGCAAAGGCAAAGGCGGAAAGCAATTGCGAATACTGCTTAAAAGCTTATCGCCGGAAGCACAGGAAAAGTATTTGAAAGAAAAAAACAGTCCTGCTCCTCGAGAAGTTTCAGAAGCAATGCTTAATAAACTTCCTCAAGATAAGCGAGACAGCCTTGATGAAAAGCTTCTTATTACACAAGAGTTTATAAAATTCCGTGACGGATATCTTCATAAAGATCATTTAAAGAAATTCGTTAAGTATATGAAAAAGAATTATCCCATGTTTGAATTCAATCCCGACTGTCTATGCCGTTGGGCCGCCAAATATGAGAAGTACGGAATAAGCGGTCTTATTGACCTCAGAGGAAAGCACAATAATAAGAAAACTTCACTGACAAAAGAAATGCAGCAAATGTTTTTATGCTACTATTTAAGCGACAAGGAGCCGTCCATAAAGCAATGTTATGACGCCGTAAAGGCTAACATTAATGGTGAAATTCCAAGCATTTCAAGCTTTAAGCGTTATTTGTATACTATTCCCGAAGCAACTCTTGCATATTATCGGAAAGGCAAAAAATACTTTGAAGATAATTATTTACCGAGTATTCAAACGGATTATGACAGTATTCCGTCAAATTATGAATGGGTAGCAGATCATCATATTTATGATGTTATTGTAAATGACAAAGGAAAAGTAGGACGTGCATGGCTTAGTACATGGCTTGATCGTCGTTCAAGGTATATCGTTGGATATGTAATAAGAATGGCAGAGCCAAACTCAGATACAGTTCTTGACAGTTTTGTCGAAGCTGTTAGATGTTATGGACTTCCACGAAGAATCCAGATTGATAATGGTAAAGATTACACAGTTCACGACCTGTTTAACCTGGACAATGATTATTCCCTTGCAGCCGAATTGAATTTAAAGGTAAGACATTCTATTCCTTACAATGCAAAAGCAAAGTCAATAGAGCGTGCATTCAGAAGCATTGAGAGCTTTGACAAAATGCTTGATTCATATTGCGGAGACCGTCCGGAACACAGAGCTGAATCTATGGGAAAAACTAATAATAAGATAGCTGATGAAGTTATGACCTTTGAGAAATTCAAAGAAGTAGCGGCGAATATTATCAATATTTACAATAATACGCCTCAAATCGGTAATGGTATGAATGGAAGAACTCCTTTACAATGCTATAAAGAGGAATTTCAAGAGCTTATGCGAAAAGTAGGAGATGAAGAATTACTTATGGTAATGCGTCGCCGAACTCGTACAGTTACAGTTACTAAAAACGGCGTCAAATTTGCCGAACTTGACCGAAAAGATTATTATACATCTAATTTTGTAATAAACAATATCGGTAAAAAAGTTTATGCCAAATACTTTACAAAAGATGTAAAAACAATCCATGTTTATTCCGCTGCTGATGATTCTTTTCTTGGTGTATTACCTTGTAAAGAACTGTTTGTATACAGTGCAGGAGCGGCTGTTCAGAAGCAAGTAATAAGGGAAAATGCCAAAGCTAAAAAGGAAATGCGAAAATACGCAAAGGCGGCATATCCTAACGATATTACAGTACCTACAATTGAAGAAGTATATCGCAGACGTTCGGAAGCTTTTGGAGAGATCGATTTAAGCGATATTCCTACAGTCAATTATTTTGAAGCTGAAAAACGTTCGGAACTCAAATACATTCAGTCAGAGGAGCAGGAAATACAAAAGATTGCTGCAAAGGAATTTGTTCTTCCAGTAGAAGACGATGAATATGACTATGAATCAAAACTTTCAAGGAGGTATTCAAATGGATAACATTGAAAAAGCACGGAGCAGGCTTATTGACTACATAAATGATACAGGCAAAAGTCAGGCAGTTATTTCTAAAAGAATCGGCTTATCACCTGCAACAATGTCGCAATTTCTTAATGATTCTTATAGTGGAGACAATGAAGAAATTGCAATGATGATTGATTCTTTTCTGTACTTACAGGAAATGCGAAAAACTTACACAAAAGCACCTGACTTTACAGATTCACTAAAAAATACTCGTAAAATCATAAATACGCTTGATTATGTTTACGCAAACAAGTGCACAGGTATTGTTTCCGGTGTATCAGGATGCGGAAAGACAACAGCATTAAAAAATTATCAGAAGATGATGAACGGCGTTATTTACATTCAAGCAGACGCTACAAAATGGTCTCCTTATTCAATACTTAAACTTATAGCTAAATCTATTGATAATAATTTATGTAAAGGTTCTGCATCTGATATACTTGATAATCTTATAGAAAAATTAACAGGAGTGGACAAGCTTATAATAATTGATGAAGCGCAACACTTGAAAGCCAAAGCTTTTGATACGCTTAGAGTTTTAAATGACCGTGCAGAAATCGGCGTTGTATATGCAGGAACGCCCGATATTATACAGCGTATGACCATAGGCAGAGCAAAAGAAGAATTTGACCAGGTTTACAGCCGCATTGAATATACCTGCAACCTATCAAACAGATTTAAAATCAAAGAAATAACTGCTCTTTTCGATGCATTTAATCTTGATAATACGGTCATTAAATGCCTATGTAATGCGGCTTCACAAAAAGGCGATCTAAGATATGCCATCAATCTTTTCAAAGTGGTTAATTCTGCTGAGAACGGAAAAATAACAGTTACCGCTATTGAAGAAGCTATGAAGAGAGTTGGAAAAGGAGTACAATTCAAATGAAAAGTGATATAAAGAAAATGGCACTTGTTACAGCAATAACAAGCACCAAAATGGATAGCTTAAATTTCACACTCTAAGCTATCCTCAGTATATCACAAAAATCAGTAAATTGCAATAGGCAAAATATACGACGTTTTGAGCGGCTTTGAAATTTTATGAGAAAAGATTACTAATAATAATTTTCAAACGTTGCAGAGCTTTTTAGACGTCTATAAAACGATATCGGGAGGATTAAAAATGACAGAAATAAAAAATATAAATTTAGATAGCATGGAAGTATTGGCTGCAATGCTTGAAGCAACTAAGCATAATGGAAAAAGACATAATCTTACTTTAGAAGAAGCTTTTGAAGATATAATAAAGGGTAGCTATAAATATTCTAAAGGTTGGTATGAGGACACATACAATAAAAAATATTATACATGTGAGCAGTACAAAAATATTTTATATAATTTTATCGAAGAAAACATATCAGAATTACCTATGCCAATGCTTTACTATTTAACAAAATACTTTAATGGGTATGATTACAGAAATCTTGATAATGATTCATTCAAAATTATTAAAGAATATGTAGAACTGGAACTGGAAGAGAGAAAAGAAATAGAGAGACTTGAACGGGAGACACAAGAAATACGCCATATTTTAAAGAACCAAAATTACTCTCTTACTTATGAATGTATAATTCCGTTTTTAAAACTTGAAGAAGCCGGAAAATTAGGTGGTAAAACTATGCTGATTGCAGATATGTTTAATTATGGCTTTATTCTCGGAAAAAAGACAGAAAGAGCAAGAAAACATAATAGAAAAATATAATTTTAATATTTATCTTTTTCACGTTATTTTTTCACATACGTGAATATTAAATTTAAATGAAGTATGTTATAATGAATTCAAAAAAGGCGGTGTTATAAATGAATTTAGAACGTGCTCTTTTAAACTCTGAAAATGAAGTCGTAAAGCTTCTTATTAATGTAATAGGTACCGGAAATACATTAGCGTTAATTAAAACTGCCGGAGGAGCTCCATTATATATTCCGACTATAGAAACAATCAGCAAAGATGAACGTAATTTAAATATTTGCAATGAATTTATACAGGGAGCTACATACAAAGAGCTTAGCAGGAAATACGGACGTACTGAAAAAACAATCCGTGAGATTATTAACAGTGAGTTAAAAAATAATAAACATAAAGGAGAAAAGCATGTTAACTAATAAAAGTATAATAGGAAAAAATGCAATTGATACTAGATCATTGACTTCTGGACATCTTAATGCCGAGCAGTCAAAAATGTTTATAAAAATGATGTTTGAATCTACGAATTTAAGCCCCCTTATAAGGCATGAAATTCGTCGTTCCAGAATAGGAGAAATTGACAAAATCGGAATTGCCAAGCGTTTAATCCGTGAAAAGAAAGAAGATACAGACGACGGCTACCGAGTTACTGCAATAACATCGCAGGTTGATTATAAAACTACTGCGGTTCGTATTCCATGGGAAATCACAGAAGATGCTATTCGTGAGAACATTGAAGGTGAAGCCTTTGAAAGCAGTATTTTTGAACTTATGACTTTACAGCTTGGCGTTGATTTAGAAGACCTTTATCTTAATGGTGATGAAGATACAGAAAGCACTGATGATGATTATGATTTTCTAAAAATTAATGACGGATGGGTCAAGCAGATTAAAAACGGCGGTCATATCTATGACGCTTCCAGTGAAAACGGTATGAGTATCGACATGTTTTATAATACCTTGTCTCAGCTTCCTAACAAATATAACAACGGAAAGCTTCGTTGGCTTATGTCACCAAGAAGAGCACAAGAATGGGCATTAATGCTTATAAATAAAGCTCTTGGAGCAGGAGCAACCGTGCCGGAAAGTATTTATAGTTCTCCTGCTAATATCCCTATAATTGAATGTTCGTCCATTAGTGATGATATTATAATTCTTACAGACCCTAAAAACCTTGTTGTTGTCAACACTTATGATGTTAAGGTTAGAAAAACAACAGAAGGCAGAGAGGCAATTATAAAAGATAAGCGCTTTTATGTTATACATCTTGATTATGATCCGGTTATTGAAGAACTTGATGCAACGGCTATGATTATTGGATTAAATAAGAATCAATAAAAACGATATGGGATTGTCGCACCGCTTGAATTGGTGCAGCAGTCCCATTATAGAAAGGTGGATTTATATGTATAAAAGCATGGAAGAAAAAATAAATCAAAATTATGAATCGGCTGAATTCTGTGAAATTAACGGAAGAATATTAAGAAGTTTAAATGTTCTGAATGACAAAAAGCCAAAGCTGAATTCATTTATAACTTTGTTCAGTGATGTTGATTTTAACAATTTTTCTGACTGTATAGAGTATCTTTCATTAAGCGGCTATGTAAAAACAATTGACATTTTTACAAATAAAGAAAAAGTATTCAGCATAAAAGATTTCAATGAAACCGCTGTTACACTGACAGTCGATGGAATCAGGCTTTTAAAAGGTAAAACAGAAGATAAAGCCGTAAATGTTTAGGGGTATAAAATGGGCAAATACAGGCGAAAGCATTATGCTATTGATAAACTTCCGGAAGATGTTAAGAACGACGTTGATGAAATGATTAAAGCTGATTTTACATACTCTGATATAGTTGAATATATAAAAAATTCCGGCTATAGCATTTCACGTTCCAGTGTTCAAAGATATGCAACTAATTTATTAGCCACGCTTCAAGAATTGAGAATGGCTCAGGAAAATTTCAAAGCTATTATGGAAGAAGCAGAACAATATAAAAATGTAGATTATACCGAATGTATAATGAGACTGCTAAGCAGCCATATTTTAGAGATTTTAAGTAATACACCAAAAGAAAATATACAAAATGTAGATTTTAATGCACTTATGAAAAGTGCAATTTCCTTGACAAGAGCAGCTGCTTATAAAAAGAATGTGGAATACAAAACGGAAGATTTAAAAGTAATGGGCGTGGGGCAGGTTAAGAGCATGTTGTACAGTGTTCTGGCTCTGATCATCCGAAATTATACAAAGAATTAGAACAGATATTAAATGACAAATTAAATAATGAAAAAAAGCCTCTTGAATGAGGCTTTAATTATGGTTTACTGACTGTATATTTTATGCATAATTACCCGCAAAAGTTGCACAAAAATCCGCTAAAGTATCACTGAAAACCGCTGATATTCGTCTAATCCCTGGTTTACCCGATTTATCCCGTTATTTTTATCGAACGGCTACAACTATTTACGATTCACTTGGAAGAAAATATACTGAAGGTGAATATGACGGCAATGGATATTCCATATTCAGAGGATATTTCTATGAAGGCGTTTCGCAGTATGTAAGAGAGGAGCTTATAGGTCAATATAATCTCCTGTTGTATTCTTCACAAACA